GGCGCGCTCTCGCCTAGCAGGTAGATCGTCGGTGTCAGCAGAACTGCGGCTGCGCTTGACTCAGCCGTGCCGTCGCTCGTAAAATCATCCACCCCGTCGAACTGCACCCAAGTCGTGTAGGCGGTTGACATCGACTGTGTAACGGCCACCCACATCTCGAATATGAGAACGTCGTTGTCTTGAATCGTCAGCGCGGCCGCAGGAGTGTCGAAGAGGCCTGCCGCGCTCGACTGATGCCATGCCATGGATGCAATCGAAGAAGCTCCGCCGCCGGTGGTAACTTTGTCCAGAAGACGGCCAACGAGCGCGCCGGTCGATGGACGCCAGACCGCCAGACATCCGAAGCGGAAGAAGATCGGGCTGGTTGAAGCGTTGCTCGTTTGCAGTCCCGCCTGGAGCAGCAAGCTGTTCGCGGTTGCTGGAATCGTCTGCGCTGCCAAAGGAGGAGAAACGAAACGTCTGACCGGGAAATACTGCGCAGTATTGCTCGCGCCAGTAGTGCCGCTCGGAGTCTGCACCGTACTGCCCTTCGTTCCGTTCATCGTCATGTTCGTGTCGATCCGGTTAGCCACCGCCGTCGCGTTGAAGTAGCCAGAACCTGCCTGAACGCTCGCACTCATTAGCGTCGTCGGCGCGGGCATTGTGCCGCCAGCAGAGTAGGCAGCGTTGTGCAGGTACCACTTATTGACTGGCATCCCAATCTACCAGTAGAGTTATCTCCAGCGGGCAGCAGCCATCAAAAGGAGCAGGGCCAACAGGTACATCGAGACCCACTGGCGCGGGCTCAGCAGCCCCAGCGTAGCAATCTCCGCGTCCATCACAGATTCCCCTAACCTCCCAGACGGCTCCATCGGTGCGGCGATAGCGTATGTAGCCCTCACGCTGCTCCTCGATGAAGACGTCAGGATCAGCAGTCGGGATCATGCAGGCGGCGAAGGCAGGATGTTGTCGGGAGGAGGCGGCGGAGGCAGTGGATTGCCTGCCGTGCCGGTGGTGGGCGGTTGCATGACGCTGACGTTGACCAAGTCCTTGGCCGGGTCGCCGCCAAGACCGTTCAGAATCGATGTCGCCATCTCGTCCGGCGTCATGGTCAATTCCTGATCACCTGGCTGAAGCTGAATCGTGCACATCACGTTCATATCGGCACCTTCCAGATTGTGATTTTTCGCCGGGCCTCCGGCGGTGGGGTGTGAATGATCTCCCAGCGGATCATGAAGTCGGGGACTGGGTCTGTTATGTCAAGCGTGATGCTGCCCTCCCGATCGATGATGCGCGAGAAGAAGTCACGGATCTGTGAGTCAAGTTCAGACCCCGGAGACAGGTCTGTGAACAACTCCTCGATCTCACGCTCAGGAGTCCAGATCTGACGAAGCCGTTCAACTGGGTGTAGCTTCATCCGCATCCTCGTAGTACGTGTCAACCTCCATCGGTGACAGACCGAAGACTCGATCCATCCCGGTGATCGGATCCGTCATCCGGCAGAAGTAGTTGTCCTGGATGATGACGCCCATCCCATCCGGCAACCAGAGCAGACCGCCGGTGTCATTCCGCTCCAGTTCATACACGATAGGCGCATCGAGGTTCGCGAGCATCTGCTCGTGTTGCACCTTCAGATCCTCCAGGTGCTGCAGATGATGCTCGGTCATCTTCTTCTTGAGATGCTCTTGCATGATCCGCTCGTCCTTACGCCGCATACGCCGAACAATCTTGCGCTTCTGGTCGACCAACTGAAGCTGCGGGATGAGCGGCGGTGCATCAGGCTTGGTATCTCCTAAGGCCATTAGATTGCCCTCACAATCTGGTTGACGATGATGGTTGGTTGAGTATTCGGGTGGGCAGCGCCACTACCATCCGACGGTATCGCGTGATACTCATTCGCGCTTACTCCGCCGGTGCTGGTGTAATGAGAGTGGTCTACGTTCTCGGTGGCAAGGTTGACATACGCAGTATTGCTCCAGAGCCACTGGTAGCCTATATGCGATCCGTAGCGGTCAGCACCGCCGTTAGAGAAGTCATTGTTGCCAGTACCCATCCAGCCATCCGCGAAGCTACAGTTACCAGCCGGGTTGTGTCCATGTCCTCCGTCGTTATGACTATGCCAGGCAGAGACCCCGCCCGAGTGACCGGAGTGGGCATGGTTCGCAGAGGGAATGTTTGTAGCGCCACTGTGATTGTGTGATGGTAGTTGAGCAGTACTCAGCGTCACACCCTCATTACCTACAGCGGCACCGAGCACTGTACCAGCCGTACCGGAGAGCGCAGCTGTAATACGACCGGCAGCCGTGCCTCCCATATCATCTTTACCAGCGTGCACCCGACCCCGCTTGTCCGCAATGTTGAATGTAGTGCTGCCGTCACCCGCGCCATGAGGATAGCTGGCCGCGCTCGCGAGCGCACCTAGTAGAGGATACAGCGTCCGACTCACGGCCTGCCCATACTGAAGCAATGCCCATGTAGGTATCAGCGCAGCGGCATAGTCCCACTCCATCGACATTCCCACGGGAACGCTCATGATGAAGTTGTCTACATCCTGCGCCAGATTCTGCAAATCAGTCGCAACCGTGGATGGGTAGGTCGGCTCTGGGTAGCGAAGAGCGTATTGCGAGGTCACACCCATCAGAGCGCCCTCACGATCTTGTTCACGATGATCGTAGGCTGCACGTTTGGGTGGGCAGCACCGCTACCGTCTGAAGGAATGCTCTGTGTATGCCAGGCGCTAACAGTTCCAAAGTTCGTCTGATGTCCGTGGTTCGCGGAAGGGTTGCCGACAGAAGCGTTGCCGGTATTTGAGAAGAACCAACCACCAGAGGTCTGCCAGCCCCCGCCGGAGTGAGAGCTCCAGAGGTCACCGCCGGCACCTGCGTACCATGAACTACCAGGACCGATCCATCCATCCTGAGACATGACACGCTGGTACGGCTGGTGAAGGTGTCCGTAGTCTCCGTGAGCATGATCCGCAGACCTACCGCCAGAGGTACCACTATGTGAGTGATCGGTTGATACCGTTCCTGTTGCTCCGGTATGTGAATGCGAAGCGATCTGGGCAGTCGCGAGTGTGTAACCTTCACCGCCCATCACAGCACCAAGGATCGTACCTGCCGCACCGGAGATGGCGGCGGTGAGTCTGCTGGCGGCAGTCCCTCCCATATCATCTTTGCCCGCAACAGCGCGACCACGCTTGTCTGCGATATTGAAGGTGGTGCTACCATCACCTGATCCGTGAGGGTAGCTGGCCTGATTCGCAAGCGTGTGCAGCTTCGGGTAGTTCGTACGCGATACAGCCTGTCCGTACTGAAGTATTGCCCAGGACGGTATCTGTGCTGAACCATAGTCCCAGTCGCAGGTCATCCCGATCGCGATGCCCATGATGTAGGCGTCCATATCTAGTGCCATGTTCTTGATGTCGTTCTGGACATTCGGGCTATCCGAGCCTACTGGATAGCGAAGCTTGTAGTTTGGCGTCGTGGTACCCATCAGGTGGCTCTCACGATCTTGTTGGCGATGAGCGTCGGCTGCGTGTTCGGGTGAGCGCCACCACCGCCATCAGCGTAGATCTGATGGGTGTGGTTTGTATCAATGCCACCCGTCGTCGTCCCATGCGTATGTTCGGCAGTCTCTCCGCTACTGTTGAAGTAACCATAGTTAGAGTTGTACCAGTTGCCGCCGTAGTGCGGGCCAATCGGCGCTCCGTTGCCGCCAGAGTAGTAGCCGGTCGTGTCATCACCGATCCAACCATCCATCGTGTTCGCCGAGATCCCTGGATTGTGAAGGTGACCACTGTCAGCGTGATTGTGCGCAGTGTCACGACCAGCTGACTGACCGGCGTGTGAATGATCCGCCGAGATGTATCCGGTAGCGCCGCTGTGGTTATGTGAGGACAGCTGCGCTGTACTCAGCGTCACGCCCTCACTCCCACATACAGCACCGAGAACCGTTCCGGCAACACCCGAAAGCGCAGCCGTGATACGTCCGGCAGCAGTACCGCCCATGTCATCACGGCCAACAGACAGACAACCGCGCTTGTCGGCAATGTTGAATGTGGTACTGCCGTCGCCCGAGCCGTGTGGGTAGGACGACGCCGACGCTAGGGCAGCCAGCGCTGAGTAGGTTGTGCGGGAGACAGCCTGACCGTATTGTAGCAATGCCCACGCCGGGATCTGTGCCGCACCGTAGTCCCACTCGAAGGACGCACCCACCGGGATAGACATTATGAATGCATCAACCTGTGTAGCGATAGCCGCCATGTGGTTAGCCATGAGCGGCTTGTCCGTTCCGAGCGGATACGGGATGTTGTAGTTAGGAGTTGACGGCATGAGATTAGGGGACTGCCCTCGCGAGCAGTCCCCCGCTCCCTAGGAGAACGTGACCTGTGCCGTCAGGGTCCACGTGCCCGATGCCTTTGTGCCCAGGGCTGCGACCTTCCTCTGAAGGTTGGTCGTGCCCGTCGTGAACCCTGCACCGGAGGCACCGGATGCGCCGGCAGCGATTGACCATTCGGCCCAGACCTGGTTCGCCTCAGTACCGGCGAAGTCAGACTGAAAGCTGACCGTCTGGTTTGAGCGCGACGGATAGGTCGCGTTCATCGCCTTGTAGAACCCACCGGCCTGAAGGTCGGTCTGAGTCGCCGCCTCAGCCGTGTTCGATGTCCCGACGCCCAGATAGGCGTTGGTGTTTGACCACGGGTTCGTTGCCACCTGATTGGACACGACGGTAGCGATCATCGACATGTCCTGAAGCCGCTGAATGCCCTCGTTTAGCAGCAAGTTGCCATGGACTTCCTCGATGATCTCCGCCTCACCGATGATCTCACGGAGCAGGGCCGAAGAGATGTCCATGTCCTTCGGGAGCAGAAGCTTCCTGCGGGTGAACTCACAAGCTTCCTCGCTCCACTTCTCGCAGATCCAGTGGGTGGTGCCGTTGCGGATCACGTCTTGTCACCACCCGAGGCTGCGTCTTCCGCGTTGATGCTCTGGATAGCGTCGGCGAAGACCTGCAGTTCCTGCGGCACGTCCTTGCCCTCCGCCTCCAGTTGTGCGACAAGTTGCTTCGCCTGCTGCGCGAGACCGTAGACCGTTGGCTGACCCGGATCAAAGTTGATGTGAGCCGGATGCAGTTCCGAATCCGCGTCCTCGCTGAGCGAGCCGTACTTGATCATCTCCGCGATCATGTCGTCTGCAGAGACCAGGTCGTCATGATCGGGCATTGCCGCCTGTGCCAACTCGACGGACTCTTCGAAGTCGGCGTGCGGGATCATCTGCCCTGGAAGGTACGACCTCCCATTCCCGTCAAGGAATGGGAGGTTGACGTACGTCAGAGCCTTGTACTCGTCGGCCATGACCTTAGCCCGTTGTCGCGGCATTCATCTTGGCCTCGAGACGATCCGTGACTCCCTTGCGCGGGTCGTTGTCCGTCGCAAGGTTCTCTGCGTCAAGGACCTTCTCGATGCTCTCCAGGTCATCGCCAGCGAGCGCCACCGTCTGATCGACGTTGAGCTTGTGCTCGTTGATGTAGTCGGCCAACTCCTCGGCCGACATGCTTGCCGTGTCGCCGTGCTCGCCGTCGGCAGGACCGATCTGACGTGGCAGATTGTGCGGAGCGGTCTGGCTCCCCTGACGGAGATAGTACACCTGCTCCGCACCCGGTCCGTTGTACGTTCCGGCGCGAACCTGATCGGCCTCTTCGTCGGTGAAGAATGCGTCGAGCTCCTCACCGCGCTTGACGTAGTCCTCGTTGGTGATGTCCACGTCGTCACCGGCAATGTTGATGCGCTCCGTGAGCACATCCGGCCCGCCGGGGTCGACTGGGTTGGGCGTCACCTCGAACCACGTGAAGAGGCGATGCTTGATGATCTTCTGTGCCATCGCTCCTCCTAGGTGAGTCCGGTGACCTTGAGGACCGCGAACGCATTGTTCGCGTACATGACAGGCCTGACACTCGACTGGACCCAGGTTTGCTGCTTTCCGTTCGGGTCGCGCCAGGTCTCCGTGCTGAGCGGTGCCTCGATGCGCATCTCGCCGACCGCACCCTCTGCCAGCGCGTAGGCTTGGCCGGCAGTCATGCGGTTGGTGACGAAGATGTCGATGTCGTACGAGTCGAGCAGGGCACCCAGCTTGTCGCCGTAGATACCCTCGAGATTGAACATCTCCGTGGGGTTCATCACCCACAGGTTGTAGTCCATGTCCATCTCGTCCTGCTCGGCGATCAGGTCCGCCTTGGCGAAGTCCCTTGCCGGGAACAGCGGCCAGTTCGAACCTGCGGCATACGTCGTGTTGACGCTGCCCCAGCTGACGCCGGTGAAGGTGCGTGAGCTCGCCGTGATGAATGCCTCCAGGATCTGGACGCCACGCTGGTTGATCTTGCGAACCACCGTGTTGGCCAGCTGGCGCATCGCCTTGGTGAACTCCGCGATGTTGTTGCGATCGCGGGTTTCGTCGAGGAAGTAGAACTTGCCGCCCCACTTCTCGACGACAGCCGCTGCCGGTGCGCGGCGGCTGAATGCCACGATCGGGAACTCCGACCCTGGCTCGACCCGCTGGATGTCACGGTCCATGTAGTAGTCAGGAGTGACCACCAGGTCATAGATGACCGCGCCGCCCGTGACTCCTCCCGCTGACGTGAACACGCGGTCCACGAAGAACCGCTGCCTTGTCAGGTCGAGGACCATTGGCGTGATCACCCGCGTGGGGTTTTGCAGTGCGATGTCGATCGAGAACGTCGTTCCCGAAATCGTTGGCGGTCCCAACGGGTTGACTACCGCACCAGGGTACGGCGCTGCGGCAACGGCGGGAGGACCCTCCCACCGAGCAGCAATGAACTGCTCGGCATCGCGGAAGCGCATCCGCTCGAACTCCGGATCCATGCGACCCGCAGCGACCAGCGCCGCCAGGGTGTCGTCGCACACCTGAACACGTGGTCCGTGGTCGATCTGGAGAACGGTGGGCTTCGTTGGCTTCATCTTCCCTCCCTTCCTATGCCTTGACAGCCGGGTTGAAGGTGTACAACTCGACGACGACATCGACACCCGCAGCACCGGCAGCGGAGCGAGCTTTGCCGACGACGACCTTACCTGATGCCGGCGCGGCGGTGATGACACGCCCCGACGTGTCCGATTGCAGCAAATCGCCAATGGCGACCGCCGCTCCGGAAGTGATGGGGAGTACCGTGCCATCCCCATCGATGAGGACTGCCTTGCCACCGCTGGGCACGTCCCAGGCGATGACACCGCTGACCTCGCCACCCGCTACCGGAGCAGCCGGGACGACGAGGTTGCCACCGTCACCGGCGGCCAACGGGTCTGGCGCGAGAGCCGGACCAGACCCCTGGTAGCCGGTCTTGGGACCGGCCAGAGTCTTGCCCGTCATCGCATAGCCAGCGTGCACCGTGATCTTCTGGGTGTACGCTGCCTCGAAGTACGGGATGCACTCGTTGTTCATGCCGTCACCGCCTTGAGTAGTGCCCGTCCGCGCTGATGCGGGAGCGAGACGGCATGGCATGACCAGCGGCCACCATGGCGTCCTGCGCCTGTTGCGCGCGAACCTCGGGGAACAGCTGCGCCGACCACGACGCAACCTGCTCCTGGTTGAACGGGTCCTGGCCCTCGCCGTCTGCGCCCATTGCCGTCGCGCGCAACTCGACCGGGATGAGACCGGGCTGCAGAGACGCAAGCGTCTCCTCACCCTTGGGATCGTGCTCCAGGTACGTGAGCCAGTGGTCCTTGCTCGCTGGAGCGATGCGACCGTCCTGCATGGCAGCGGTCACCAGACCCTCGCGCTTCGACCGGCGATGCTCTGCCATGAAGTCACGAGTCTCGTTGCTCGCTGCGATCATGCTGTCGTACTGCGCCTTGTCCACCAGGACCACGCCGGGAGGCAACGCGCTTGCCGCCACGACGGCAGGAGCCACTGGCTCCGCCGCAGGAGTCGGCTCTCCGGTCGGCTCTGCCGCAGGCGTCGGCTCGGCCACAGGCGGTACGATCTGTGGCTCGGGCGTGATGCCGGCTGCGGCATTGAGCTCGCGGAGGGTCTCCTGGACCTGCTCGTCGGTTGCTTCCTCCGGCAGTCCCAGGCGATCGCGGATCAGCTTGGGATCCATCGAACCTCCTGTGTCTGATTGCGGGAGGCTATCCTCCCTTGTGTCCCAGCTGGCGGCCACGTCTCTGCCGATCGCCAGCGTCGCTGCTACGTGCGAGGCAGCTGCTTTGAATGCCTCGACGGTGTCCGGGATGTAGTCGAGCTTGATGGGCATCGGGTCTGTGAACACGACGCCATCGTCTCCCGAGGCGAAGCCGATCTTGTACAGCTGACCGGTCTCGTCATCTTCCACAACGAGTTCGTTCGGATCCATCAGGATCGCCTGGACCCACCACCAGTTCGCATCTGGGCGGCTTGTCACAAAGTCGTCGTAGAACGCTCTGCGCACGTCATCCAGATTTCTCGACGCGGCAGTCTTGCCCTTGCGGAACTTCACTGGATCGCCTCCTTTTGCAAGCAAGAGTGCCGGGTCGATATTGACTCCGTCCGGTACCTCGTCGCCGTAGAACTGAGGGAGGTCCTCAAGTACAGTGATGCCCGGCCAAGATACACCGAGCAACGAGCAAGCGGAGATCACGAAGCGCCACCGCTTACCCATCTGACTCTCCAACTGCATGCCGTCTGGTGCATAGGCAAGCGCGTTGGTGTATCCCTCGACCGAGCGTGAGGGATAGGCTGTCGGCATGATCTCCGCCAGCCACTTCGGAACGCCGACGAAGTCAGCGTACACCGCCATGCCATTCTCTGACAGGCGGAGGTTTGTGGCGACACCGAAGTTCGGTGTGCCGTCGAAGACCTGAGTATCGTTGAACCGTGGGTCAACGTGACCGATCTTCAGTCTGGCAGGCCTGATGCTCTTGTCCTCGTTGGCCGCCGTTACCGCGTCGCGCAGGTCTTCGGGCGTGAACGTCTTAGGACCAGTGCTGAGCGAATACTCGATCCCGGCATGCATGACTGGCACGTTTGCTACCGTGACCAGCGCCGGAGAACCAGCCGCCATCACGTCTGGCTTCTTCCGCCCGAACCGCTTCCAGTTGAACGACGCGCGAATGGCAGGGGATCCCGAGGAGGGAGCACCCGACGGGTCCCCTGCTGCCTTCACCGGCTGCGTCACACCCGCTCCTGCTGGAACGGGATTGGCAGACTCCGGGATCTCTCCCCTTGGCGGTGTGACCTGACCAGGGGCAAGTTCCTGCGGTTGCCTCGGAACACCAGGACCAACGATGATATTTGGCCGTGGGGTGCTCCGGCTGGGCAGCTGGTACTTGTAGCGGACAGCGTTCTCCAACTCCTCGTCCATGATGATCACACCGCGCTGCACCAGCATCGACAGCTGTTCTACACCCAGACTATCTTCGCTCGTGCGCTCCCAGGTGATCTTGGGTACAAACTCCTCGTCCTCACCGTAGTTCCAGTCCACGATGTCCTCGATGACATGTTCATTCACAATGTCACAGTACCACTGGGCGATGTGACGTTGTGCCACCAAGAAGAAGTCCTCAAACGTCTCACCCAGCGCATAGCTGCCGACATGAGAGCCACCCTGGGCCAGATTGGCGAGCATCAGCATGAAACGACGGGCCATTGACTCGTCGTATCGCTTGATGGTCGCGTCAATGTCGCTTCCTGATCCCTTGGCGATATGAACCGAGCTGCCATAAGGGACAGCGCCACCGGCGGTCTCGCCGATGCGGAATTGCTGCATCATCTGGCCCAGGTCTTCAATCTCGGTGAGAGTTGCACCCTGCGGACCAACAGCATACGGGACACCGCCGGCACGCTCGTGGTTGATTGCCTCCACCCTCATGAGGCGATCCTTTAGTACCCAGTCCTTGAAGCAGTCGCGCATCATGCTGCGACCATGCCAGTTCATCCCTTCCATTTGGAAGATGAAGCCTGTCAGCCGCTCAACCGGAATCGGCTCGGCGAAGGAAGAGAGTGGCGGGTTGGCGCTCAGGAAGCTGTTCCTGCTCGCCCACTGGATGACATTCACGAGGCTGCCGTCATCCTCGACATTGATCTGCGAGATCGTACGCGGCATGATCGGGAACATCTTCCGCAGCCGCCACTTGCCGTCCACGACCTCACCATTCTGCTCGAAGAACATGTGCCCGTAGATCACGGACAACATCGCCTGTAGCACGAACCTCTGGTGACTGAACCTGTGCTTCAGCCTACCCTGCGGCTTGTGATCCTCGCCCATGACCGGCAGATTGAGGTCCTCGGAAATCTCTGTGACCAGATCCGGCTTAGCACCGTTCTCGTCAATCACGAATCGCAGCTGGCTGATCCCCCACATCACGGACGTTAGTAGGGCAGCCAGCTGCGAATCCGTGCGCATCTGCTCGGCGGTCCAGACGCTGTTCGGCCAGAACCACTCGGGCACCGTCTCCTGCAGGTCGATGAACATATGCCATGGGGCGACCTGCCCAGTCTGCGGGTTCAGCCCGATGCCATAGTTGAACGGGTCGGCGACACCGATCAGGTTGAGGGGAGGACGTGCTCCCTGACGTGTCGTCACCCTGGGTCTTCCGACAGGAGGCATCTCAGCCTACCAGGTGTGAATCAGGTAGACGAGAAAGATGACGGCGATTGCAATCGTCGCGACTTCCATCTTGGTGATAGTCATTCGACCTTGGGCCACCTTTCCTTGGTGTCCTCGAGACCATCCGGCGGCAATGCTACCTGATCTTTCTCCTTCGCGCCGTTCCCGAGCTGATAGCCAATGTAAGCACCTAGAATACCGAAGATGCCACCAAAGGCGGAGATGAGCACCTGCGTCTCGTTCTCGCTCAAAGTCGCGGCTGTCGAACCGTTCTGAACCGCGCTCCAAACGATGCCAATCGTGAGGAAGATGATTGAAGTTGTGATCCCCGTTGCAAGGATCATCGCCGTCAAGTCCACGTACTTGCGACGACTATCACTCATTCGGCCACCCTCACGAACACTGTGCCTTGCTGACTCTTGTTGCGGGTGCAGCGCAATACCATGCCGCCATTGGAGTAATCGGCAGCGCTGGTGTTTCCCTCGACCGTACTGAAATCCGCTCCATGCCATGCTTCGAAGATTCCAACGTGGTCGTGAGTGCCGTCCCAGTTCCAGTCGTAGCACACCAGGTCTCCTGGGATTGGACTATCTGTTGTCTTCAGACCGTTCCTGCCGTTGCGTGCATCACCAACGATGTACGGAACGTACGAGTAGTAGGAGCCAGCCTTGAAGCTCGGTGAATCCTTCCCGAGATCTGCCGCACCGTGCTCATAGCACCAAGTAGCGAAGATCGCGCACCAAGGCACACCATTCATTCCATACCACTCGCCGTATGGTTGCATGTTGTCGCCATGCTCGACAGTTCCGATCTGCGTCACCGCTCGCATCAGGGCTGCGTGCCTGATTGACTCGGCTGGCGGTGGCGGCGGCTCGTGACCCTTGAACAGATCGTACGCCTGGTTGATCAGGGTCACCGCCGTCGCATCCATACCAGGCTCGCCAGCGTGAGGCAGAGAAGCAGGAATGCGAGCTGACCTAAGCGCGTTGAAGGTAGATGTACCAATGTAGCCGGTATCATCGATGTGCATCTGCCGCTGAAAGCCAGCCATCCCCGTCTGGCCCACGTTGCCACTGGTCCCGTGAGCGAAGTCGTCGCTGTACTTGCGGTTGAACTGCTGCCACGGCCAACGACCTAGCCGTGATACCGTTCGCTTGTACGCTTCGACATCTGGACCATCCTTTGACGGTGGGTAGCCATGCGCGGCAGCATCGGGTGGGTAGAGCACCCTGGGGAAGCCCTTGACCCTCACCATGGGCCCACCCGGATACGCGACTGTCCACCAGTCGGTCATTACTTGCCCTTGACGGGCTGTGCCGGGGTGTTGCGCACTGTTGGCATGTTGACGACGCTGTGCTTACCGGACTTTGTCAGCTTTGCCATATCTCCCTCCTTACATCTTCTTGTGTAGTAGATCGCCTGTGATAGTTGCGGTCGAGGAAACTCCACGCATATCAAGAACGTTGACAGCACTGACCGTGGAGAGAATGGCAGCATCAGCGTGGTCGGGGGAAGGGAGACCACGCTCGCGCATGTCTTCCTTCGTCTCCACGTAGATCCTGCCAGCACTGTCAACGTTCCATTTGACGGACCCTAGCTGGGCCGCCAAGGTCTCATCGCTGGGGTCAAGGTCGATGAGACCTTCCTCCATGAGCTCGCGGAACGTCCACCACACCTCACTGCGTCTGTTCTTGAACTTCAATGGGTTCGCCGCTGCCTGACTACCCTGGTGTGGCGCGACGTTGAGTCGCTGCTCACGCAATCTGTCGTACACGCCGGCACCAACCCCGATGATGTCGATCGTGGCTGGCGGCGTGTTATTGCCATGGGAACCCAGCCACACCTTGATCTTGCCGGCAGAAGTCATAGTGTCAGTCTTCGACCACTTCTCGGTGAGCCTGATGACACCGTCTCGGTTGCGGTACATGCAGGAATGGTCAATGCCGTAACGCGCGATATCAACGCCGTAGCGTCCCACGCCCAGACCGGGCAGGTCGCGCTCCCAGCAATACTGAATGAGGGCTGGGGAGATCAGGTACTCGTCGCTGACGTCCGGGAACTCACCCTCCACCTTAGCGACCCAGGTAGGTGATCCCTCACCCCACTCCTGACGAGCCGTCTCGACCCAGATCTTACTGACCAAACTCTCCATGACTTCGTCGCCCATGTACTGCCCACACACGGCACAGTTGTGGTTGCCGGTGAAGTTGGGCGTATCCCAGACGCTGATCTGGATGACATTCCAGCCTGACCCTGGCTTACACACCTTTGCGAAGTGGCTGTTCGGGTCATCCGGGTTTCCCAGGGCAAGCACTCGCGCGTTCTCGTTAGTGACCAGGGCCAAGACAGAGGTCCACAGGCTTAGGGGGATACCGCAGGCCTCGTCGAGCACCGCCAAGAAGTAACGCGAGTGAATGCCCTGGAACGTGTCCTCGTCATAGTCAGCTGGCTTTCGCCCCATAGCGATGAGCTCCTCACTGCTATCAGCACGCTTGGTACCCTCGTCCCCCATGTGCCACTGACAGTCGAGAGTGATGCGTCCCCGCAACGCACCCTCACGATGACGACGACGAATCTCACGCCACAGAATCGCCTGCACCTGCGGCCATGATGGCGCAGTAGTGACAGCGAACGCTGTGCCGAGCATGTGAACGTCCAAGTACCACCCGATCACCCCACTACCTGTGAATGACTTACCAGGTCCATGGCAGGACTTGACGGCAGTCATCCTGTTGTCCCTGACCGACTCGAGAATCTCCACCTGCTTGGCCCACAGATGATGCCCGAGTTTGTCATGGAACCAACCAACAGGATCCGTTATGAACGGATCCTCTGGTGGGTACAGCCTATCGAGTGCGAGGCTGCCGATTCCCTCAGGCCACCTGGCTTGTGGCTCTACAGGTATATCTGCCGCAGCAGATCGTCTGGGCATCCTCGCTCCTTGTCTCTCACCATCTTGTGCAAGTCTCCGGAACTTTTGGCTAGATCAACAGCGATCGCGTACAGGACGTTGGCCTCGATAAGTGTGCGAAGCCGCCACTGCATGACGTCGTCAAACGTCTGCTCATGCAGGTCTTGTTCAACTGTCTTCGTCATCCTCTTCTTCGGCAACTGCCTGCTCCATGGCAGTGGCGATGCGCTCCAGGGCAGCGATCGCCTGCTCAAGCTTCTGTAGGATGACGGTAAGCACGTTGGGTAGATCAGAGCTCATCATTTGCCAGCCTCCAGTGCCAGCGCGACACCTGCGGTGCCTGCCTCGGCAGCGCCACCATCAATGGCAATCAAGTGCTTGCGCACGATGCCAGGAGCCTTGGCCCGCTGCTCCGGTGTCAAATCCAGGTCACCGAGTATCCCCTGGATGAGTCGCGCAAGAAGGTCGGCATAGGTCTCCGCCATCTTGACAGCGCGCTCCGCGATCCCAAGGCTGATCGCCTGTTGGGAGAAGCGGGCCAAGTCATTCATAGCCTTTTGGCGCTCACGCGCATACAGGTGGAACTGCTTGCCGACAATCGTGTCCTCGATCCAGTGCTTCTCGTCCAACTCCGCCATGCGGTCACTCAGCCACTTGACTTCGCCGGCACGTACCTTGATGCACCAGATCAGCGCCTCCAATGGGTTGATCTCCATCGGGCTGCCGAAAAGGATGCGATACTCCTCCTTGATCGCAGACTTGATGTGATTAGGTACGGAGCCGCCGTGCAGCTTGCAACTGCCGATGCCTGGGTGATTCGTGCCCCACCCAGCCGCCAGCGTGCACTTGCCGCCATTCTTCTTCTTGGCTCCGCAGACCGCGCCAATCTTGTTGCGCTGCCCCGCAGCCCCACGTGGCTTGGGCTTCTTCTTCATCTTCTGCCAGTTGGGCATCTTCTGCCCACCCTCAGAGGCAGGCCGCATGGCCTTGTGCTCTGGGACGCGTCTACCTGCCACTCACCAGCGCTCCGGCCACCGTGAGATGAACGTGATCGGCTCGCCATTGCGACGAACCGCTGTGGGGTCCACAGTCGTCCCCATCATCGCCATCGCATCCCATTGCCATGACCCGTCATGCCCATAGGCATTTGGCTCCTGACCCGGACCTAGCTTGATGTCAACCCACGTCTCCGGGAGCGGAGATGGGTAACGATCATGGTCTGGGTACGGGGGCTGCGGCACGTGTGGAACCCTACCTGATGCCGGCAGTGCGTGGCGGAATCGGGGGTTTGCTCCGGCGCGGCGCGCACGCGCTCGCGTACACGCGCATACACGCGCTCGCGCTCGCGCGTATACGCGCTCGGGTGAGGATTAGTGATGCTGCTGTATGTACCGCGCTAGGAAGGTTGCAATGTGGGCCCAGGCTGACCGCTCGTGTTCCTTGCCCCGAACCCAGATGCCAAACTCCTTCATGCGCTCGTTTGTACAGAAGCCTTTGGCCTCACCGGCAGTCTGAAGGATCACGTCAGGCATGCTAGTGGCAAATGCGCCGCGTCGGTGCTTTGTCCACTCATCCTTTGTGCCTAGCCGGTATCCCTCGACTCCCCAGATGATTGCGGTGCTGATTTCAGAGGAATCACCGCCGTATACCGTGCCCGGTTTGTAGATGAAGTCCTCCATCACCAGCCACACATTCTCGGGAGGCAGCTGGCCGGTACGCACGCACACGGTGTAGAAAGCCTGCCACATTCGGGCGATCTCGCGTATCTGGTAACGCGCATCACCCTTGATGGTTGTACTACCATCACGCTGCTTGGTCTTCAGCGCCTCGGCCACGCCCCCTTTGGCGTGCGGGTTGAAGATGCCCCAGGCTAGGCCTGT